AACCTTGATGCCTATGAGCAAAATGACCACCTTGGGGATGATTTCCCGGAGCACCACCTCCAAAGAATGTGTTTGCACAACTTTGGGCACTATATGCATGATGGTTAAATCCGCCACCTGAATGTAAATTTAAATTGCCACCCGATCCGTTTCCGCTCACTCCTCCTGAGTGTTGATTCTGTCTATTAGCTCCATGACCTGCACTTGCACTTACATATGGTCCAAAACTACTTCCGCCTCCATTACCTCCTGCACCAGCATAATATGTACCACCACCACCGCCACCTATAGTTACTCCTACAGAACTGATTCCTGTTACATCAAGATATCTCTCAGCATAGCCACCGGCACCACCGCCTTCTCCGTGACCACTGCCACCACCGCCACCGCCTTGTACTTGAACTTTGATATATCTTACATTTGCAGGTCTAGTCCATGTACCATTCCCTGTAAAAACACTCATTGATCTTAAACCATGTTCGTGGTAATCTAATGAGCTACCTGTACTTCGTATAGCTTTGAAGGCTCCTCCTAAAGATGTTAATCCGGTTCCGCCTTTTGAAGTTGGTAATGTACCAGTTGTTTTGCTATTTGAATTTACAACAGCATCGTCGGCAAATTTGTTTGCGGTTATAGAATCATCAATCAAATTTGCATTTACTATTTGATCTGTTCCTATATTTGATTGTAGTAAAGTGTTATCAATTAAGCTGTCGTTTGTATAATTTTTTAAAGTCTGATAATCAAACGCCATAGTCATCCTTAAATATTTTCAACTCTCCATCCTTCGGTATTATCGAACCATATAAGAGTAAAAGATGCACCAGTTGTGGTAACTTCCATGACATCAGTTGTGCCCATAATTGGATTAGATCCTGGATTAATTCTAAATATCCTGATGTTGTTAATTGAATTATTTTTATCAGTAAAAGTAATTTTGTCGTACTTTGATGGTGATGTTGGAAGTGTAACTGTAAATCCAGAGTTTGGTAAGCAGTCTACCCAATAATGTTTATTGACCACAACATTTGTATCGCTTTGTATATCAACACTGTGCATATCTCGAATTGAATGCCAACCGTCTCCGTCATAAATTTCTAGAGTATGTTTATCTGTATTGAAAAACAATGCTCCTTGAACTGCAGGATCCGGTCTGGTGCTATCTACTCCATATCCAACTGGTAATGATACAAAACTAGATCCATATTGTACTCTTCTACCCATTAATCATCCTTATAATGTTGATGTTTCTATTCCGTATGCTATGGCTGTAATATTTGCTACATCAGACCGAACCATTACTGAATAACCGTCATGAACAACAATTCCTGTTCTTTCTAAAACTCCATTTGGTACAATTTGTGTATTGAATTCAATATAATCAGCAACACCAATTGTTCCGGTTTCACTTATTGCAACATTAATTCCAGCTGTTGCTGTAGATCTATTACAAATATTTAAAGTAACAATTGCAAATGTGTTATCAGGGCAGGTATAGATTATAGTATCAGTATCAACTACAACATCAAATTTGCCTAAAACTCCAGTAGCCATTAAATCTCCTTATCTTTGTATTATTTATCATCTCAAAAAGTAATTTAATGCTAATGGGACTCCTGTTATGCCTCCGGTAAAGTTTGTTGTAACATTAAATGTAATTGATGTTCCTGTTACTGTATTGATCTCATTTGTAGCAATGTAAATATCTCCAGCTGTCAACGAGTTAACATTTAATGCAGCACCACCACCACCAATCTGGGCTTCAATGTAAGCTTTTATAGCTCTTTGAGTTGGTATAACTGTATCACTATTAGCAGTCATAAATGGATCTGTTGAGAATTCACTGACTGTTGCAGAACTACCACCAAGTGTTACTTCTCCTAATGTCAACTCTTGTAATCCTGCAATATTAAATGCATCTGCATTTAATGTAGCAATACCTGTTGATTGTTCAACATTAAATAAATTTCCTACCCTAAAGTTTCCGTCCTGATCTGTTGCTGTAAAGAAAACCCTACCGCCATTTGACTCAACAGTTTCTTGAGCTTGGACAGGATCTTGTAAAGGCAAGTTAGGATAATTTGTAGTTACAAAATTTCCAGTACCTATATCAAGGAAGTCGTGTCCAGTTAGTCTTACCTGTGAATATCTAATACGCATTGTTATAGGCGTACCGTCTTCAGGGGATTGTATAGCTTCAACGGAAGGAGAAAGATTTAAAAATCCTGTGTAAGATCCATCGGTATCTCCTAGGAAAGAAACAGTGTTTACAAGTTTAAATACAGTGTCTGGTAAATGATCAAAAACTACATTTGATCCAGCAATAGGTCTTTCTGATAATCTTCTAACAGCAATATACAAACCACTTTGATAAAAATCAGCATACCCATTTGACGATTCTGCTGCAATAGATCCTGATGCTGCTTCGTAACCTTGCCCTCTATCTATAAAAGTTGGGTTAGCCAGCACACCGTTGCCCATTCTTACTGTATATGTAACATCATAAATGTTATTAGGATCAGTTATTGTCATTGTAGGTGCTCCTTCATAGTATCCACTGCCTGGTTCAACTAAACGCACAGCAAATATTTTTTCATTTGCTATGCTCGGACGTCCTATTGCTCTTACACCTAACTTTATCATAGAAATATGATCGTCTACGTCTGCTCCTTTGACTACCCAACATCCTTGATGATTTGGATTGCCAAATGCCAGTGCATCAAATCCATTATTAGCAGTCGGAGCTGCTGTTACAGTTCTTAACACCCAATTAATACCATCAGTTGATGTTCTTAAATTTTCACCTTGTACATCATCAATAACAACAAATTGACCTTGACCATATTTAATTTTGTTGCCCGATCCTTTACTTGATCCATCAGATGGTAAATCAACAAGTGTCCAAGTTTCTCCTCTGTCTATTGAGAATAATGCGTCATTTTGATCTTCTGATATAATTATAAATCGGTTGTTGCCATACGCTATGTTAGCATAATTTCTTATTGCCGGAGCAACAACTTGAGTCCAAAGTCCTGGATTTTGATGATTAGCCCAAATAATTTCATCACTATTGTATTTTACTGCAACTAACCGGTCAGATCCAAATGTTAAGCCTACAAATCCCACACTTGGCAATGCATCTGTATATTGTAGCCACGATAAGCCTGCATCATCAGATACAAATATATGTCTAGAATTTTCAAATCCTAAATAAAATTTATTCCTTCCGTATGTGATAAATGGTTCACTATCTTGGGCTGCAGGAAGCGATACTGCAGCCCAATTGTCGTTATCATTACTTACAAAAATTTGATTTGGACTTGTACTTTGAGTTACAATTATTGTAGCACTAACAGCATATTCACTTGAGCCATCATTGAATATAGCATTTGCTATTTTAGCTGGCCCTGACTGCCCGGTTCCTCCTACAATTTGTTGCGTCCACATCATACCATCGGTGCTTTTTTCAATATTTTGACTTGAATTACCTACTGCAATAAATGATCCACTGCAACCTAAACCTTCCTGATCAAAATAAATAATTGCTCCAGTTGTACTGTCAATAGATGTAACTGTTAAAACTAGATCATTTATCGGTGACATGCCTCCTAATTGTGTTCCTACGATTGTTATCGTATCCCCCCTTGCATAGTCTTGTCCACCTGTAACAATGGAAACTAAATATTTGCTCCCTTTTCTTATTACTGTGAATGTTGCACCAAACCCTACAACAGATACTTCTAAATCAGGAGTTAAATTACTGTATTCTACAGTAGTATAACACCATGCAATATCTGAAGTTGGATGACTTGCGCTAAGAGTGGTGCTTGTTGAACTATATGGCGGATCAGTAAACAAAACTTTTGGTTCAATTTGATAAATTGAACTTGCATTAGGAGCAACAATAGGTGTTCCAGGAAATAAGTGCTCCCAACCCGGCGAGTCGTCATCTTTAACTACTGTTGCCAATTTGCTACCAGAACTGTATGTATCGATAGTTCCGTACTGCCCAACTCCTACGCCACCTGTAATGAATATCCTCATAGTTTTGCCTGAGTATGCAGTATCTGTATTTCCATCTGTAGCAGCAAGGGTAATATTTGCAGCCGTCACTACGCCATCGACATCTGTTGTAAGCAATCCAGTTTGGGCTGTATTTGAAACAAGTAAATATCCTGATCCACCAAATTGTTCTTCGTCTCCTGTAAGATCCGTAATCCTAATCCGATTTACAGCATTGTCCCTAAATTCGTCAGCATAAGCTTCTGCATTAATACCATTTCCAAATACGTTTATTCCTGCTTCAGTATAATCATTTCCAGCATGATTGAATTCTACATTAATAATTTTATCACCATCTGCGTTTACTTGACCTATTTCTGCATTGTATTGCAAACGATTGTCAACTATACAGGTAATTGGTATTTCTTCAGCATCTACTCCTTCGGCAACCGAACCAAAAGTACCGTAACTGTTATTACCGTTTGTTGCTCGTATTCTTCCGCCTGCTTCTGCTAGGTAACCTATGTGGGAATAATAAGTAAATACGGAAACAAGTTCTGCTCTACCATTATTGGTTATCCATGCCCCTATACCGTCACTAATAACCTGTGTAAAGTCATTTGACACTATTGAGTCGTTTCCTCCGTTGTGCAATGCACCGTCTATTTTTTGACCTATTGCAGCATGACCAAATGTTGTAAGATTTTGAACATATGGTGATCTTGTCATAATCCATACACTTTCGTCATCTGGTCCCCATCCTGGATCCAGTGAGGCATATGCTCCTGCAGTTGGTCTTCTAGTTCCAAACTCATTGTTAGGTGATAAATCGCCGTTTAATCCATCAACTGTTTGTAATCGTAAACCAGTACCGTTCCGTAAATAGTACATATCTTCTTCGCGAGATCCAAGAACAGCATTTACATAATACCTAGCAGCATATTTTGATTTGTAATTTGCCGGAAACTGGAAGCTTACTTCATATGCTCGTAATTTTGTATCTAACGTAAATGTTCTTTGATATTCTTTAGGATGTACTAGATCCCAGCGCATTGCGTCAACAATATAACGCATGTCTCTGCGACATAATGCAGTATTGTATTCATACCATTTTTCAACACCTAAATTAATTGTAGGATAATCTTGAGTTATGATAAGAAATACACCACTTGCATCTTCTACAGTAAATTCATTTTCTGATAATATTTCGGAAACTACATATTCATTTCCAAATACAATAGGAAACGTTTGGCCAATATCATTTTCAGGATAGGCATTGTCTAAATCAATAAATTTTATTGACATACCGGCATCAAGCCATTCGGTACCCATACTCATAGTTAATCCGCTATTTGTACTAGATATAGCGCTCACAGTTCCTGCAAACCAATTATCGACATAATTAACTGCTTCTTCTACAATAAAATCTTCATTTAATTGAAGAATTCTGTTTGTTGCCCACAAATCTGGAATAGCTGTTTGCTTATTATGAGCTTCTGCAGCGACGCCAAAAATTATATCATTAACAAATTCAATCGTGTATTTTAAAGCATTTCTTGCCTGGACGGACAGTACAATTTGGTCTGCTTGTTGTAAAGCATAAAGGTTTGCGGCCAATGTTGCATCTTTTTGATATCCGTACACCTTTGCAGAAGGTTGTCTTGCATAACTGTAAGCAGCAACCATAGTTGCAAAGTTTTGATCTAAACACCAATCGTATATTGCAGCATCAAAAATTAATGCCAAATCTCTTGTACATTTACTATGATCAAAATCAAATCCACTATAAGTTGTTGTGATACCTTGCAACGTATTTTTTATATAGGTATCTGCATTATTTGTTATAGTTGCTCCTGCTGCAAGGGCATCTGCGGTTTGCCAATTCAATGAAGGAGCAATAGCTGTAGCTAGAAAATTGTATTGGTTTTGGGAAATATTACCAGTAACTATATCTCGCAGAGTATCAATCTTATCAGTTTCAACGCTTGTTGCTAGGTTAACAATGTCTGTATAAGGCTGTCCACTGATATTATTATTTGCTGCTTCCTTACAATTAGTTGCTAAGGCTGAATATAATTGTATACTTGCTGCTCTTTCTGCAGAAGTACCATAAACTGGTTCGCCTGTAATATTATTATAGATCGATCTAACATGATTTAATGTTGCTATATTGCATCCACTTGCGTCTGCAGTTTGATCATAATTTATATCATATGCCCATGCTTCGATCATTCTTGCTAAATCTTGTTTACATTTTGCTCTAAGATCAGTGCCTAATCCTTGCCAATAAGCATTAGCATTAGCTGTAAAATCAACAATGAAGTCTCTATTTTGAATTAATAAAATTTGAGTATAGGTTCTATTAGGATAAGACGATCCTGATAAATCATGATATGTAACACTAGGAGCAGAATCGTCTCCGTCTATAAAAATGCTTTTAATCAAATTTAATGATGAGGTTACAATTGCTGCTGCTGCATCTCCGTCTGTTGTTTCTAATGCTTCCATTCCAGCAACAGACTGATTCTTTAAAAGATCGATAGCATACAATTCTTGTTGCTGTTGTTCATTTTTTACTTTAGCTGATTGTAAACGATTGTAAGCGTATCCAGAATACACCCCCCAATAATTAGATTGAAGCATACTATCATAAAATGCAGCATCTAATATATATCCGCAATCTCTTCTACAATAGGCACCTTTGTAAGTAAAATCTCCAAAATGGGTAATAATAAAATCTATTGTATTTTTTTGAATATTATCATATTCTGCTTCTAGTAATGCTTTATCATCTAATAGAAATTGCGTTGTGTTAGAAATATCAGGATAGCTGTAAGCAGGTAAATTGTTTACATCTGTTATTGTTGTTATTACATCATTCATTAAATCAAATATGTAATTACTAACTGCTAATGATGCATCAGTATTAGTGATTACTTGCTGAACATTTGTTTGGTATGGAGGAGAAATTTGATTGTTTTGAACTATACTCTGAAGCATAGCTTGTAAATATCCATAGGCATCAAGCGTTGCAACTTTTTCTGTGCTATCGATTACAAATGCCCCTTCGGTTCCCCTATAATATGCAAGAGCTGCAACTAACGACTGCCATTGACAACCGTATTGTATATCATAACATATACCATCTAGTAAATAACCTACATCTTGTAAACATTTTGTTCTACTGTAATATAAATTAGGATAGTTAGTATCAAGAAATCCTCGAACTTCAGCTTTTAAAAATTCTCTGTTTCGTCGGATATTATCTCTCGCATAACCTCCATCTGGGAAGTTATATGTATCTCTCCATGCTGATTCGATTTTTGTACCAGTGCCATGATCTATCAATCTTTTGATCAATCTTGTAAGTTGTATAGCAGAATTTCCTGTTGTCTGGTTACCAACAGGCCATTCTGTTATTTGAGATTCATTATTATTATCAGTAGGTGTTAATGATATTCCCTCGACTAATCCAGCTATTTGTGTTTCAATATGATCTAATGCTGTATAGGTATAAAGTGGATCAGTTGCAGGTGTTAAATCTTCTTGATTTTGTCTAGGATATACTGTTACAGATCTAAGTTCATCACCCAGTATACAACATAATGCTGGTACTTGGATTGGTAAAACTTCATAGTATTTTCCAGTTGCTACCCTAATTAAAGTATTTGTTTCGATCCTTGCAGGAAGGTTATCTGCATTGCCAGCTGTTATAGCATCAGTGATTAATGTAATTAACTCTGTAACTCTTCCGTAAACATTTTCGTTTTCTAAATTTATGTTTTTCCATTGCGAAACAACAGCAGAAGAATTATCTCCGTTTACTACCTGATAGCTATTATAACCAGTTAACCCAATCTCCGGAGGATCAGTTTGATTTAAAACATGCTCCATTAACTGCCATGCATACACTAAGCTTGCAACAGTTTCAGTTTTTTGACCTAAATAAGGAGATCCTACAGTATCATTAATGTATGATAAAGCAGCTTCTCTTGATTTTACATTTCCGCCATGTGTTAAATCCCAAATTACAGCATCTACAATTAATCCTATATCCCTTTCACATTTTTCTGCAAAATATGTAAAATTAGTTGTAAAGGGATCTATACCTTCTGTTATTTGATAATCAGTCCATTCAGTTGTTTCTCGTTGAATAAAAATTCTGTTTAATTCCAATAATCTTTTTGCATTAGGATATTTTGTTCCTTTGTCAATTTCTTGACAAGCAAATCTTATACTTTTCCAAGGAGATTCTACAGTTGTTCCTCTAATAGGCGCAGGTTGATCTACACCTGTAGTTGATACATAATAAACATCCGGGTTTTGCCCAAAAAATGTCCATTGCGGTTCATTATTAGGTGAAACACGTAACACTTGTCCTTCTTTACCGATAGGTAGTCTTGTAGGACCTGATCCACTAAAATAAACTATATCTCCTTGTGTAGTTAAGGCATCAGTTTCTGCTCCAATTGCTAAGATATTCCAATATGTTCCTGTGATATCACGATCTGGTCTACTATTTTCTGCCCCGCCTCCTGGTGCAATTTTAGTTTCTGTTGAATAATCGTCATCTTCGCTTACATGGGACTCTATGCAAATGTAAGTAGCTGTATCATATCTTACTACGTCACCGATGACATAATATGCATCGTCTGCCCATACGCCTCTCCATTTTAATCCTGTATTGAGCCTATCCCAATATTGATTCCATGACTGATTCTCGCCTGGTTCTATGTTTGAATTATCAGTATTTGCAACATATACATACCCACCAACTGTAACTACATCTCCAGTTCTATAATCTTGAGCACTAGAATCTGCTCCCCATTCTCCTTGGAAAGAAAATCCTTTTGAAAATACAGCCCAATCCTCAATTGAAGACGTAGGAGCAATGTTAATATTTTGTCTTAGAGAAATGTATTGATACCCGCCCCATGTTACAATATCTCCTTGTTGGTATGTCGTTGTGTAGGTCCAATCGTTTTCAAAACTTAGTCCTTCTACAAAAACATCCCAACGATAATTATCACTAGCAAACTCAGCACCCGATGTATGAAATTCATTACAAATCATTAATCCAGCACCATATTTTACAACATCATAAACTTTATAACGTGTATTTTGGGTCCATACTCCTTTCCATTCTACACCTGAGGTAAATCTGTCCCAATTTACAGCATCATTTTCTAAACCTGCAGCAAAATTATTAATGGAAGTATGAGCGGTATTACAAACAAATGTTCCGCTTCCGTACTTTACAATATCACTTGCAAGATAATAAGTCGACGGTTGCCAATTGCCTTTCCAGTCTAAACCTGTTGCAAATGTGTCCCAATTTTCTATTTCGTCTGCTAAAGTTATATTTGTGTCACTAGAAGAAGTATGAACTGTACTGCAAATATAAAGATTTGCTCCATATTTTACAATATCATTTAGAACATAGTAGGTATTGTTAGTCCAATTTCCTTTCCATGTTTGACCATCTGACATTAAATTCCATTTAGGTGGAACTACTTCAAAGTCAGTAAAGAACAAAGTAGAACTTGTATGTCCTTGGATGCAGATATATACCCTACCCCTATAAAATACTACATCATCCTTGTAATAAACCGTATTATCTGCCCATTCATTTTTCCAAACAAACCTAATCCTACCTAATTTAAATTCTGCCATTAATTATCTCCAGTGCTTCTATATTTATTATATTTTTTCATCTCAGCGCATCTCTAAAATAATATGATAAAGCTAACGGACTACCTTTAACACCTTTATTTTGTGCTCCTATAAAATCTGCTCTTGTATTAACATTTAATTTAAATCCTGTCGTTGTACTAAAAATATTTTCATTTGTACCAGCACGGACTTGTCCAGCTATTAACTCGTTAGTTAAAACTTCTCCTCCACCTGCGCTAATTCTTGATTCAATAAAAGTTACTACAGCTCTTTGAGTAGGTATAATATTATCAGAATCTGCATAAAAATTTACATCTGTAGAAAATTCTCTAATTACGGTACCTGACCCACCTAACCGTACTCCGCCTAATGCTAACTCAGACAATCCATCTAATGAAAAGAAATCTGCACTAATTGTTACAATACCAGTTGCCTGTTCTACAGCAAATAATTCACCTGTCCTAAAGTTGCCATCTTGATCTGTTGAAACATAAAATACTCTTCCTCCTCCATTTTCTATTACTTCTTGTTCTGGTTTAGCAATAAAAAAGGCTCCTTCGGAATAAAGAGCAGGATAGTTTGTATCAACAAAATTACCAGTTCCAATATCTAAAAAGTCGTGACCTGTAACTCTACACTGCGAATATCTTTCTCTTATTTCAATTGATCTATTATGTGTCAATAAATCTTTATTTTGAATTTTTGGACTGATCCTAAAGTCTGCTCTCAATGTTCCTGCTATACTACCATCTGATCCTAAAGGATCTATAGTTACAAGTGTAAAAATTCGTAAATCATCAGGATTTTCTTCGTCATAAATTCCATCTATGCGAAGTTGCGCACCTGGACCTGGATAGACGGTTAAACCATCGACAAAAATATCTACATCATTAGATGGTATCCTATCTGCATATCCGTTACCTGATATAGTAACTCGAGTTGTACTAGATCTGTAACCAATTCCTCTATTTATAAATGTAGGTTGTGGTAAAACATAGTTACCTATCCGTGTAGTAACAAAAGCTTGAGACACCCATGAATTGTCAACAATTTCTAGCTCATAATCGTTACCATTTATATACCCACTACCTGGATCCCATATAACGATTGCATCTATAGTAGAACTATCAACTTTTGCTCTTGCAAGTGCTCTTTTACCTGTTTGTATAAGCAAAATATCACTATCATTATTTGAAATTAATCCATAATGAAACCCTGAATTGCCCTTGTATCCAAAGCTTATAGCAGACCATACGTTAAACGAAGGTAATGTTTGTTCAGTCCAATCTATACCGTTTTCAGATATTGGTAAAATATTTGAATTTGCTGTCCCTGTCAAAAAATACAACCCGTTTGAATTTTGAATTTTATTGTAATTACCAGCAGGCGCACTGTATTCCACCCATCCATTCATAGATTCTGAAATAGATACAAGTAGTCTTCCTTCAGTTGTTAAAGCTATGATGTGTCCAGCGTTAGATGTAATACTTATGAATTCATGTGGTAACCCTGGTTGTTCAGGATCTGGTTGATTCAACGGAGTTGAATCCGCTTCAACCGTCCATATAATGTCTTCTGTATCTTCGTCCCAGACTCCTAAAGCTATTGCCCTTGCATCTGATAAAGCAATAAATTTATTGTATTCATACGTAAGTACTGTCCAATCTGTTGTAACTGAATTAGGAATTTCAGAACTAGCCCATGATGTACCATTAGTTGAGTAAAATGCAGTGCTTGAATTTGTCACAATAACAAATATTCCGTCTCCGTACGCAATATCTTTTATATTTCGTGTAGAAGGTAGGCTTGCTTGACCCCAGTTTGTTCCTGTTCTTGAGTAGGCAATAGTTGAACTTGTTCCATTAGGAATGCATATAAAAATTCCATTTCCATTTATAATTTTACTCCATGCTTGAATTAAAGGTAAAAATATTTCTGTCCAAGTTTTTCCATCTATAGAGTACCCAGAGAAGTTACCATCTGAAACAACCATCCATTTTCCTTCTAATCCTTCTCCTGTAATCTGGATATTTGTAATAGTAGATGTGCTGTCATCTGTAACTTCTAAAACTTTTATTGTTAGATCATTTATGTCTTCTTCTCCACCTAACTGATCTCCTTTTATCACAAAAATATCATCTACTGCATATCCGGCTCCACCGTTTAAAATATCAACTGAATACTCTTTACCTTGTTTTGTTACTCGAAAATTAGCCCTTAACGGAATAATTCCAACTACTTCACCATTGCCAAAGTCTAAAGATATGTTGTAAATTTCGGTTGTAGGCCCCCAGATTATGTCAGTCCATAATTTAGAATTACTTAAAAGTTCGGCAGTTACTGAAAATCCTGGATGTGGTACAATTATCCTAGGTTCAATTGAATATGACGTACTTGCTGTAAGTAACGGTTCTATCACTGTACCTGGAACAATATGATCCCACCCTGGTTGATCGTCAGATTCTCGATATATCGTTGCAGTCCTGTAATTTAAAGATAGCTCATCGTCGTCATAAGCTTGTATGTAACCGTATTGTCCCGTACCAGGTCCTGATGTAATGACTAGACGTTGTCCTACATAATCATCTGCTGTAAATAAATCAGTTGCTGATAACTTTATATCTAAATCTGTTCCTAACTGAGCATTGTTTTTTCGATTAGTATATCCTAATCCTCCTATCCTTGTACTATCTTGCGGTTCTTGTAATCTAAACTCAAAAATTCCGCCTTGCCGAAAACTGTTATATTCGCTCTGCACAAAATTTCCTGATCCTACTACTGTTGCAGAAGCATTTGTATAATTTTCTCCGCAATGTGCATATTCAAATATTAGTAATCTGTCTAATTCTCCACTATCATCTGAAATTTCTCCAGCAAAAGCCTGATAAACTGAGGCTTCGGTCGTCCTTGTGTTAACGGTTGCATATCTAGGAGTTTCAGCATCGTCGATTCCGAGCGCAACTGATCCATACTCTCCGTAACTATTATTACCGTTAGTTGCTCTTATTGTTCCGCCATTTTCTGCAAGATATCCTACATAGCAATAATAGGTAAAAACACTTACTAATTCTACCCGGCCTCTATTTAAAATATATGCTCCAATTCCGTCACTTAATACTTGGGTAAAATCATTTGCTACCATTGATCTATTACCGCCATTGTGTAATATTCCGTCAATGTGTGCGCCTATACATCCAGTACCTATTGTTGTTACTCCTTGAACATACGGAGATCTATTATTAATCCATGCTTCTTCGTGGGCAGGTCCCCAACCTGGATCTAAGCTAACAAATGCTCCGCCAGTAACTCTTGTTGTATTAATAAGAGGTGCTGCTCCGGTCAATTGCCCTACTAATCCTTCAGTAGTACAATTTCGTAATCCAGTGATGTCTCGTACATAAAACATATTTGTATGTTTAGATCCAATTATTTGATTAGCTAATAGAGTAGAATATCTAATAGCTTTATAATTTCCAACATAGTTAAAATCGTAAATAAATCCATTTAAAAACATTTCAATGTCTAATTTTATTTTATCTGGATCAATTTCATCGGACAAAGTTGTTGCAGTAATCAAACACTCTTGTGTAAGGAATTCATAATTATTAATTATTAGAGAACGTGCTCGTTGAAAGCTTTCTGAACTTATATTATTTGTGCCAGTAAGGTCTATATTTGACGGACTACCTTGTACAATTGATGTAATATTTTCTTCTATATTTGCAAATAAATTATTCATTAAATTTATTACAACTGTTGGATCCTCAATTTCTAGTTCAGGAAAAACTTGTACTGCTGTATTGCCTAATTGCGGCGATATATTTTCTCCGTTAATCAGAGAAGGAAAAATTGTAGCTAAATGATTTAAATATGCTATTGTAACTTCACTATCGTCAAACCCTGTATTATTTGGTAATATAGAAACAGATCTAAGCTCGTCGCCCATTACCACAGTCATTTTAGGAATTACAATTGGCAATACTTCTTCGTATCTTCCTGTACTTACAGAAATTTTGCAAGGCATTATGTTATTTTCTTCAACAAATCTGCAAGCATATTGTATAGTTCTAAATGCGTGATACGGATCTAAACCTCTTCCTCGAGCATCAATACCAGTTGGTGATACATATACAACAGTTGTTTCTGTTTGATGCAACGTTCTCCAGAACAATCTAAAATCGTCACTAACAGATAATAACTGATCTAACTCTCCAATTCTCAAGCCTGTTGG